GGGGACTTCGTTGAAGAACGAAGTCGTTCTAAATCGGTCTAAGTAATCCTTCATCATGGGGTATTCTTTCACTACGCTATATTGATTCCATTGTCTTTGTGACATAATTCTCTTCTCCTTTTTTTTTGGGGGGTGTCCGAATGTTTCGGCGGGGGTTAACCCGGCGTGGTCGTATTCAGTCTATAACCATTTCTTGTTTTATCGTTTATCGCTATTGTATAATAACTATAATTAACGCGTCTTCTCAACACGAACTTCGTCTTCGCTTGTGAGAGTTTCAATTACGCGGTTGCGCAATGTCTTACCCATCCGGGGGACTTCTCTCAAGCAATCTCCACATGCGGCTTCTTCAATAGAGCCACATGCTTTGATGATAGCGTCGGCCATTTCTGCACCGATGCCCGGAATTGTTAGTAGCATATCCACTCGCACATCGTTAGTGCTTACTCGCCTAACTGCTTGCGCGCCGTGTCTGCTTGCTTTCTTGTAGGTCTTCTCATGAAGAGCGACCATGAATTGTGCCGCTTCTCCCACATTGGGGGCGCGGTATATGAGGCATCCAAAGTCGGCTACAACCCGACCGAGGAAACCTGTCATTTGTTTAAGTGCCGCGCTGTGAGTAATTGTTGACCCTCTTGCTTTGGCGTTGCGAACATAGTCGTTCACATCACCCCAAACAACAAGACCAAAGTTACCTGCGTTAGCATCCATGTTGTCAAGTTGTCTCATCAAGTGTCCGTTCCTCATTGATTGCATCAAGTCATCAACAGACTTTGCTTCAATCAACCATTCACCACATCTATAATCACCGTTGGTGAGATTCTGTCTAAGGATGTTGACTCTTGGTGAGCGTGACTTCGCGCGGCGTTCAATTGCATCGGGCAACCGACCTCTTTCGTTTGTATCTATGATGAAAGGGTTCACGATAACATCCCCTCATGCTTTGGGAACTTGTGAGTTCGCCTCCATTGAGTATGATTCCTACCTTCTTTCTTTGACTCAACAAGCCCACGCTTCTCAAGACCTTTGAGCATTTGTGCTATCTTGGATGAGTCCATGAGACGCAACGCTTGTGAATACTTTGTGAGTGTTCGTGGAGTTCTCCACTTCTCGTCAATCATTAGTAAAAGTTCAATATAGTTAGCATCAAACCATTGCCCGTCACCGGGAATATCTGTTCTTACAGTTTCAACAGTGGTCACTTTAATCTTAGTCAAGAAGCCTTGCTTGGTATCAAACTCGTATGATTTCTTAGTCATTGAATATCACCTTGAGTATGAAATGTAATGGTAGCATGATAATCAACAGCGGGGGTAGCACGATGATGAAGAAGAGTGCTAAAAACAACTCGGTCCATTCAATTCGCCTCCCCTTCTTCATCTCTTAACACCCGAACAAGGTCATCCATGATGATTAAACATTTCATCTTATCACCTCAAATGGTAAGGTTCTCAAATCCTGTAACGCTGATTGATTCAACACCCAATCAGTTCTATTACCGCGCGCAATCCTTTTACAATGAATGTTGTTAACCTCTTTCTTCATAGTCGCGAGTTCTTTGCCGGTAATCCATCCAAGTATTTTCATGCTCTTTTCGTTTCTTGAGATGCGAGCAGAAATGTAAATGTCATGAGTGGGTTCTTGAAACCACATACCGTCTTCAAAGGTGGTCTTCAAATCAACCGAATATCCGTGAATCACATAGTCCGGCTCGGTCCAATCGGGAGTGACAAACTGCATCCACTTCTTTTCATCAATGCAATTTATACTCTCAAGATATTCATTGAATACAAGTTCACCAAGATAACCAATGTAATTAGTTGACGACTTGAACTTGTCATGAGTCTTCTGTGAGTCAAACTCTTTTTGTTTGTTGCGCGCATTTTGCAATTGCGACGGTGATATTGTTAGGTTGATTTCACTTTTCTCATCATGTTGATGTTCTCCTGTCCCATCCCAAAGTTGACACTTACCGATGCATAGACCCTTACTCATCAAACTTGCGCATGACTCTTGATAGCCGCCGTCAACTATGGTCTTGGTATGATACTTAGTAACCCCTTCATCATAGTCAGCCCATTGTAGCGCACCCATGAAGTCGGATATTGTAGCAACATGGCTCTCGCGCATCTCCGCTGTTGTTCTGCTCACATGTAAGAAGTTGCGTAGCCTTGCACCGAGATAGATGGCGAGACTTGCGCGGCTTACATGTGGTGGGTTGCTACCCACTTGACATGCCGCCTCCATGAGACAGGGTAGGATTTTGATTTTACCCATTGCTACGGTATCAAAGTCAATTGGTTCTCCACCTTCTGTTCGGAAACTCTTCTTCTTCACTTCGCTGATAGGGAGATTGACTCCATCCTCACCATAGTAGTATGACTTGTTGAGAGGATTCTCAGCCATCTCACATATCTCATCCCAACTCAAAGTGAGGTCTTGTGTAGTGAGAGGAATACTCCACCGCAGAACATGTTGCTTAGCATTGTAGGAGTTGGGGACTCTTATCATACGCGCCATGTCAAACGGCACAGTCGGGTCCATGCAATACAAATCCATATCCTTCTTCCAAGCATTGATTACTTTGCGCCCCGCGGCCTTGATGTGAGAAACTTCAATACCGCTTGAAGGTAAGTGTGTTTTGTCAAGCCCAATCCATATGTGAAAACCATTGCCGCTGAACCACACACCATGCTTGATATTCTTTTCAAGCAGGTAGTCATGTAGCCGAGCAACTTGGTCAACGACTTCATCACCGTCAACATCAATCATCTCACTACCCTTGCGATACTTCTTATCAAAGTCTAAAACAAAATTGTTTACTATTGCTGTGTTGTATTCCGCGCGACGACCATTTGGTTTGACAGCACGAAAAGAATACACCGACATGTAAGCACATTGCGCATGGCGCAAGGCTGACCAATACTTCTCAAACTCGGTTTGAGAGTGAACGATTTTGCGAAACAATCCTACTTCTTTGGGGAACTGTAAGTTGAGAACGCTCACGCGTCATCCTCCTTAAAACTCATTCCGGCGGTCACAGCAAACTCAAGCATCTTATCAATACAAGAGAAGCAAGCGGCGCGCTTACCTAATTTCATCCCATCAAGTTTCACTTCATCACATAATTCACATTTTCTCATCATTCATCACCTACGGGAATTGCATACTTAGGACATAGAGCAATCAAGGAACACCATGAACACTTGAAGTCTTGCTTGGTTGTCGGGAAATGCTCGTCAAGATACATTTTGATAAGGTCACGCATCAACTTCATCATGCTTCGCTCACTCACGCTTTTGACGGGTTCAATGTTCCAATGGTCTGCGGCTGAATACCTCCAACCCCATTGTGTAACTTCTCGGTCAATGCCCTTCTTCTTTAGAAAGTCCCTGTCTGCATTTTCAATCAAGAACTTGTAGTAAGACATTTCCTTGCGCATGCCGGACAACTTAGCATCACTCCACTTACCCGTCTTCAATTCAAAGACAAGCAAGCCTCCGTCGTCTGCTTCAAACACTCGGTCAATGATACCAACAAACTGAACAGGTATAGAACCGTAGCCGGGGACTTCAATCTCCCTCTTCAATTCAATACGAACTTCATTCGCTAAAGGCATAGGAGTCTTAGCCAATGCCATACGCGCGCCTTCGTAATTCATGAGCCACTTCATGTTACGATTGTAGTCATCATCATAGAATGGAAACTCTTTGTTCTCGTCGCGCCTGTTGTCAATAATCTGTTCCTTTGTTGGAATGAAATGCTTCAACATCTTACTCATGTCCGCGCCGGATTTAGCCTGTCTGTGTAGTCTTTCAATGTCACCTCTTAATTGGAGGTTATCATAATACATCTCAAGACCGTTGTGAACATCGTCTCCAACAACAAGGTGCTTCACCAACTCTTGAGGTTGAGGGTATGTTTGCTGTAACCACAACTGTTGCGCGCACCATAGAGGTGAAGTAAGCGTTGACTTACTCATCCGAATGATGATACCGTCTTTCCCCATTTCGGGAGTCCATGCATAACTTGAGCCATCATCGTAAATCTTAGGTTTCATCAGTCCATCTCCTCTCTATCATCAAAGCAATTATCACATAGCGTTGAGCCACCTGTGTCGGGTGAACCGCAATCAATACACTTGTCGTCTTTGTCAAATCGGTGTAGTTTAAGTTCGGTAATTTCACTCTCGTATTCATCAAAGCAATTTTCACATAGGCGCATCATCAACAACTTGTGTTGAGGAATAAACCGTAGCGGTTTAGTATTCTCCTTGTCAACCCAAAGAAGTTTTCCTTCCACATTCATTCTTTGAAGGTTAGCAACATTCCACTCCTTCTCATCAGTAGGTCCGCCGCACGATTGACATTGCAAGTATGTGCAGTTATCACCTGTGCAATGACCTTCCATGTGAGAAGACTCGTATGAGCCTCCATCGCACCAACAGTCACAGTCGTCATCGGAACGATGACCGCATTCAAGCATCGGTGTGTGGTAGTCGTCATACGCTCCCCAATCCATACCGGGTGGGTAGTTATCCATTAGTTCATCCCCACCATTGTCGGAGCGTGAATCTTATTCGCTATGTAAATCGTAGGGAATTGCTTTTCAAGTTCTTCTTGTAGTTCGCAAACCGCGCGAGCCAATCTATGATTGCTCGTTATGTCACCATTCATCTCTTCAAGTTCTGCTTCAAGTTCCTCACACTTTGTTTCAAGTTCTTCTATTCGGGCTTCTAATTGTTTCATTTTTTCGTCAGTCATGGTATCACCAATATGTTGCGGGTCGGGGTTCTCCTGTCGCGGCATCTAAGTCCCAACCCAAGACTTGATACACGCCCTTCAATTTACTCACGATTGCTTTGTCAAGAATGACCTTAGCATCAAGAGCAAATCCTCTCATTTCATAATCCTCTCGGTAAGCAACTACTTGCGTAGGTGGCCGACCGGCGGGAACAGATTTAACATAAGTCCACTTGACTGAATCCCCCGCTTTGAACGGGTCATCATCAGCCAAGTTCTCATTGTAATAGTTCGCGGCTTTGCTTGCACCGGAGAGGATTTTGTAATCCTTCGGTGCTTGGCTTATGCGCGTTTGTTTTGTCACTTCTTTGAGGTTAACCTCTCCCCTACGCACAGGTAGCGCAAGTTTGAGAATCGCCTCACGGACAACCGCCTCGTTCTCACCTTGACAAATCAAAGTGAGGGCGGTTCGTTCTGCCTCCTTACTGATAGGAGCAAGGCTACTACCTTTTAAGAAGTTAGCAGATTTCATTTTCCCTACATCTTCGGGAGGCCAAGAAACCATACCTGCATACTTGTTCTTCTTCTCAAAAAACCAATATGGTATGTAGGCTTCAAGTTCAGCGAACAGTTGTTTGTTACCTGTCGCGCTTTGCACAGCATCAGTGACCCTTGCGGCAAGCGTAATCGCATCCTCTTGCGGAACTTGAATGAACGCGCTGTCAGTAAATCCATACAGCACATTGTAACCAAGATTCGTTGCGACGCTATCAAGAAGGCGAATACATCGTCGCCCCTCGGATAGAATAGTGTGTGCTATGTCAGTATCAGCCCAACCAAAACCGGCATGCGCGGTCATCCCATATAGGCTCGCCATCACGCGCTTTACTGCTGATTGGGTTGTGTTCCATGCGGCTCGCTCTTCTTTAGTTTCAGCATCCTTCATCTTCTGTTTACACTCGGCTCGGAAATCAAACAGGTAGTCAACAACCGTAGGTAGTATTCCCTTCTTGCGCTGGTCCCAATAAGAACCATTCTCAAGTTGAATGATTCCTTCACCCGGACCATCTCGCTTTGATGTGTAGCAAAGATTGTGTCCTGTGATAAGTGATGGGTATAGCCCCTTGTAGTCAATGATGGCTACGCCTTCATACAGTCCGGGGTCTTTCATAATGAACTCCGCACCTTGCAGGTCAACCTTCTCCGCTTTGAATCGGGTTGGTGCTTTAAGATGGGTTCTGCGAGAGATTAACCCTCGCGCAAAGTTGGTTACATTGGTCGCTGATTGAATTGACACACCGCACAAACGAACCATCTCCGAATAGAAGTCAGTTACATTGCGCGCTTCGTCAATTCCACGAAGGAGAACTGTGTCAAGTAAACAGTAGTCAACGAACTCCGACCAATACTCATACCATCCATTGTGAACATCCATGCCTTCAATCTCTTCTGTGAGTTTTGAACCAAGTCCCAACTCTTCTGCAATAGTATTCAACTTGAGGTTAGGTAGTTGCCCTCCACCGCTGTCTTTCCATACACGCTCAAAGCCTGTTCCGCTTGTAGCAGGTGCGGCAGTATCAAACTGCCAACGACCTGCAATCGGTTGGTCTGTTGGGTGGTATCGCTCTCCCTTCTTTGGGTAGCGAATGATACTAAGAGGACTCAACTTAGATGCCCCGCCCCAACCATAGATTTTGTCAAGGCGTTCAATCATGTGAGGTATGTCAAAGAAAGTTCCCGCATGAGCAATCATCATGTCGGGGTTGCGCTCTTGTAAGAACTCAATAAAATCGTCATACATATTCTTCTCACTATTGGAGGGTCGCAATTCATATTCTGTATCTCTAACCTTCATCGTCACCGGGTTGCTATGAGCAAGATGGTAGTCCTTATCAAGAGGACAATTGGTTCGCTCGTCAGCCCATGCAAAGACAACGGGTGTGTCAAGGTCGGAGTCAATGACAGCAATGACAGTCGTGAACTTGTCGTCACCTGTGTTGCATTCAATATCATACCACCACTTGCGCGGCTTCCACTTTGGCATCTCGGCAACAGTCTCAATTAAGAATTGGTCAGCGTAACGAACATCAGCCTCGTAGGTGCGAGAGAACATCTCGCGCATCCGGTATATGTCAGCAGGTGAGTTAGTGCTTACTCGGTAAAGTGATGAACCGTCAAGCCCTTCGTAATGCTTCTTAGTGTTGACTTCTGCTTGAGGGAACGAACGCTTCAAACTCTTGATTCGGAAGTCCGGTGTTGATTGAGGAATGAAGAAGTGAGGTTTGTAATCCTCAATCTTGTTCTCAATCAATGCCCCGTCTTCGTCACGGTATCGCTGATAGATAGTCGGTGCTTCATCGTCTTTGTATATCGCATCAATAATCATTAGTTCACTCCCTGTTGGTGCTTAAGGATAAGCAAGGTATCTTCTTCTTGATGTTCTAAGATGAGTGCGGCATGCTCACCCATGTAAAAGTCAACCATTCCACTACCCATGCAACGCAATGTGGACGGTAAGTGAGAGCCGAAGTAGGTTGTTGTTTCCACATCACCTGTCACATTAGGTAGTTGGATTGTGCGGCTCATGTTCGCGCCACCTACAATGTTACCTATCGTGATAATCATTTCACCATCCATCGGATTAACAACCACACGACAAGGGGCATCCTTACCGGCGACTTTGACACCGACGGACATACCTTTCATTTCAATGATGCTGATGTTCCCATTGACAGTCAAGACTGATGGACCAATCTTGGTATAGTTCTTCAATTTCATTTCACCAATAGCCGCTTTCGCGCGGTCAACAGTCATCGCTGAACGAATGTGTGTATGGCTCGGAATCTGTAAAGAGTCTGTCCCCAATTTCAAATTGAAAGAGCCGTCCCATTGAGTCAATATACATAACTCTTGCGAAGATGCTTTAAGGAAAGCCAACACTTTTGACACATCGGACAAGTAAACTTTACCCGGTCTGTATTTTACATCATTAGACACCATGATACTAATGCTCTTCTCGCAGTAGTGAGTAGGAACATCAACTGCCCCATATACGCGGTTGTCTTTAATTTCAAGTTGCAGGTCTTCTATGTTATCTCCAAATCCGTTAATGAAATGTAGTAGTTTCTTCGTATCAATTATTGCTTGTGCCATTGTGGTTCATCTCCAAATCGTTTTATGTGTTCAATCTTACATTCTGCGCACAAAGGTCGCCCTTGATGCCATTTATCATTACCCATCATCTTTACCGGAGGAGGAGTGTAAACTGCCTCCTTACGGCATAGATAGAGTGAGCCGATGCTTATGTGAATGGGGTATTTAGACGCGTCGGGTAATTTAGTTCCCATCAACCTCACCTTCGTTGGGGCGCGATGACGGGATATATCTCAAGCAAAGACAACTGTAATGCGTTGTCACTCGCTCTTCAACAGCACTCGTTCTAACAAGTCTTACCTCTTCAACCTCACCTGTCCCTTCACACGCTTTGCAATGGGGGTCGGCTTCAACAGTCATGTAATTGAATATGCAATCACAAGGTTCTTTCTCAACATCTATGTCAACTGCTTCACCGTCGCGGTCGTAGCGAGTAACTTGATGGTAAGTCCAACCTTCCCCTCCACACTCCATACACGCGGGGTCGGGAGCGTAAGGTGGGTATTTGTCAGTCAAGGGTGCATCATCAGCAATGTGAATACTACGCGGTTGGCTCTCGTTGTGAGCCGGTGTGCCTGTCTTGGGCCATTCTTCGTTGTAATCGTCAGCCATCAAACTCTTCCCTCTTGTAGTTCCGGTAATCCATACCATTCGGGGGATTCGCCCTTCTTGGTTCTCATGATGAGTCGTCGTTGGTCTAATAGTTCGGGGTTGGTTCTGCACTTGACAAACTCAACCTCGTAACGCATCTCACCTGTTGGAGCATTGTTCTCGTCGCGCACCTTACTCTTGTGAAACCAAAGGATTTGGTTGAGTTGCATGTTTGTGTTCTTCTCCCATGCGGCCTTCTTACCGAGGATAGCACCCGACTTGTCTTGAATGTCTTTGAAGTGAGTTTCCCAATAGACGCGCACTCCAAGACCCATGAGAGTCTTGCTGATTGCTGTTAGTTGGTGAAAACGGGTTGAGCGAATCTGCCAATTAAAACGCATACCAATCTGCTCATGAGGCTTGATTTTAGCACCGATACCATCGGGTGCAGTTCCCAAGTCTTCAATGAACATACAGTTAGATGCAACAGCATCCCATTGGTCTATGCCTGTGACAAGAACACTGTGTAGTATTGGTCTGTCACCGGGCTTAGCGGCCCAATCAACAAGAGTCCTACCAATGTTCATCACACGACGATGGGTTGCGGGGTAATCAAATGAATCTCGCGCATCGCCGGTTTGCATCACATTTGGATTAAGCACACGGATGTTCTTAGCAATGCTTCGGTGATGTGAAGCACGAATAGTCTGCCCTCCACCATCAAAGTCAAGGACGAAGATTACATCTCCTCTTGCGACTTCTTCATCTGTTAGGCTGTCAAGAACGATACCTGTCTTACCAACACCCTCCGGGCCAACAAGACCCATGAAGGTTTGATTGTCGGGTAAGTATTCCGCGGCATCCATTATTTCTCCCCACACTCCTTGAGCGATAGGTGCGCTTGTGACGGGCGTTGTATCAACTTCGGCCAATGAGCCGTAGTCTTCAACTGATTGTTGCGCAACCTCGTCTGTTGTGTTTTCTGCTTCTGCTTGCTTCTGTAAATCTTTCAAATTAGCCATTCACTTCACTCTCCTTTGTATTGGTCCACACCTGTTTCTCCGCCTTCTCCTCCGGGGATTGCGAGGCGTGGAACTGCATAGATACCGACGGCGTTGATTTTTGGAATCTGCGCATCGTCTTTGACGGTCATACCAAGACGACCATAGATGAACACTGTTGACTTAATCGCATACGGTTTGTAACCATCAACGGTTGCATACTCAAAGCATCGCCCTTCGTCACCGAGGAATCCGTGAATACCAACACCAATGTCTCGGCGGTTGTCTTCAAAGGAACGCATCAAGTCAAAGGAAGTTACGCGCATGAAGTAAGTATGTCCTGTTGGGTCATACTCGTAGTCGCTTGGTTCAAGTCGCAAGTCGCTAACCTTCGCTTTGATAACAACCATCGGTCCGACGGGGTTAGGAATACCTGCAATGGTTTCGCTCTTGGTTTGAAATATCTCACCAAGAGTTGACAAGTCTTGAACAAAGTTTGCTGATGTAGGCAACAATCGTTCTGCTTTCACAGCGTCTTTGTATTGCTCTTCAACAATGTCCCCGTAGGTGACAGCCGAAGGGAATGGTAGTCCATTCCAAACATCCTCCCATCCCTTTGAAGGGGTTGAGTTGCGCGCTCTAACCTTGAGTGTGCAAGGAGAGAACATCTGCGGGACATGCCAATCATCGGCATTCTTTGAAGTGACGGTGATACGCAAGTGGTTCTGCGAATCAATGAAGTCGCCCTTCTCGTTACCATAAAAGTGGTAAGTGCGTTGCCATCGGTAAGGTGTGATAGGTTCACCAAAGCGACTCCAATCCGGGTTGTTTTGAAGGATGGCAATTGATAGACCATGTTCCTCAAATAAGAACCACGGCTTTTCGTCTGCGCTATCTTCGGTCTTAACCGGACCATCCTTCTTCTCAAGCATCCACACACCATTTTCAGTGTATGCGCGGGCTACAAGTCCGAGGTTGATTGCTTCGCTCATGTCGTTCAGTGCGGCTGATACAGCAGGGGCGCGCTTACGCTCTTGACTGTCTCTCACCTTTGCGTCCACTCCAATAAAGAAGCCGACAAGTTCGGTGGCGTTGGCTGATGACATGCTTGACATTACTCGGCGTTCAACCATGAATGATTCAGCGGCTTCAATTAAGAAGTCGTCTTCTTCATCACTTGGGTTGCTGATGCCGAGGTCGGATGCAAGGTATGCTGTGAATGAATCACGCGCTTCTTGTATCGTCTTGCTGTGCTTTTCAGCCCACCACTTTAGTCGCTCTTCAACCTCGGTGTGGTATGTTTGTTCGTTTGTTTCTGCTTCAGTTTTCATGTTATTGTCTCCAATTTTCATTTTTTCACTCTCCATTGTTTTTTGTGTCTTGCGTGTAAAGGGTCGCCACGAAATAGTCCACGAAGGACGCGGTTCCGAGGGGCCATTGGTGCATTCTCAGCACGAAATCTCCCCACACACACAAGAAGGTATATAGTTGTTTTGAACTAAGTCCTATTGAAAGGACATGTTCATGGATGCGATGCATCAACGCGTGGGTGTTTGCGCCGTTGCTAATCATACCCGACATTGTTCGGTGAAGGGACTCCCAATCACCTGCGGCAATCTGCATCGCCGCTGTATCTATCTCCGTTGCAAACTGCGGTAAAGGTAGTTTGCTGATGAGATGTTTTTGAATTGCTCTTAAGTCACCACCAAAATGAATAGCCAATTCTTCGGCATTCGCATTTGAGTCCGGTCCAATGATGTTCTCCCTTCTAAGTAAGTTAACATACGCGCGCACCGCAACTGCATCATGGGGCTTGAAGTTGAATGTTGTGCATCGTGAACGAAGCGCAGGGATGATTGATGAAAGGTTATTGCAGGTTAGAATGAATATGCAATCACTCGTTTCCATAACGCGCCTCAATGCTTCTTGGGCGGCTTTGGTAAGACCATCCGCCTCGTCAAGAAGTATCAGTGTTTTATTCCAAAGACCTGCTGACATGCACAGTTGCTTAATTCGTTGTCGCACAATATCAATACCGCGCTCATCCGATGCATTCAGTTCATGCAATGTGTAGCCAAGTTCAGTGGCTATGACATACGCCGCAGTTGTCTTTCCCGTTCCCGGCACTCCTTCAAAGAGGAGGTTGGTAGGAGGTTGTTCTTTCCATTCGTCAATATAGAAGTAAGGGGAGGCACTATCATTGTGTCCTATTACTTGTTTTAGGGTTGTAGGTTTTAATTCCATTTCGCTTTCACCACTCATCCCAAAATGGTTCGGTGGGGAGTTTATAACCTACGGGGGATTAGGAGTTTCAAGGGCGGGAGGGTTTACCTTCTCAGTTCACGGTTTTTGTTTCTTCCATGAGCAACTAAACTCCTCCCTCTCGCCCCCCTTTTGAGTCCTTCATTTCTTGTTTTATCGTTTCTTTATTGAAACAATACAATAATTATTATTCTAATACAAGAACAATAATCCAATAATTGAACTCGTTGAGAAGCGTATGCTCACTTCTCACTATCTAAGAGTGATATGGCTTCTGTGAGTGTGTCGTATGTGAGTCGTCTGCGGTTTATGTCTAAGAACCGCAACATCCTATTCATCCCCTGCAAGTCTTTGACATGTTTTGATACAGGTCGGAGTAGCACTATCACTCTCATGATTTGCTCTTTGTCTTTGATGATGCGGGCGGTTATCCCTTTCGTGGATAGCCACATGTTGAGAGCAGGTTCGTCCTTGCGTGATACCTTGATTCGTCTTGCTATCCGATAACCGATTCGTGTTCGGGGCGCAAAATGCACACTCGCTTCAAACCTACATTCCCTTGCGAGCCATCCAAGAAAGAAGTCATCGTTCATTCGTCGCCCTCTCCATCAAGTCACCAATCTGCACAGCATCGCTGATTCCGAGCGTGGTATCAATTCGTGTTAGGTATGGGGCGCGCAATTGATTCGTGTTGTTATCAAACACTAATGCGTGAAAGATACCTACGAGTCCTTCACGACATTCACGGAACACATTTGATTCAAAGAGAGGCGTGAGTATGTCGGGCATGTTCTCTTCTTTCACATAGCAGTAGCCGACAGGGTTCGGGTCAAAACCGTCAAGCGCGGCTACCTTGATTCGGATTCCTTGACCGTCCCGCTTACCCCCAAGTATGAGAAGGGGCAGGTCAAATGTTCTGCGAGGCACGATGAAGCCACCCACAGCCCCGCTATGGAAATACGCTCGCTCTCCGTCCATTAGTCGTAGCGTCTCATCCTCTTCTAAAGTTTCAACCAACCTTCGCAAATGCGATTCGTCTTCAACGATGCGCGGGTTTACACATCTTTCAATACGGGGCTTTCTCCAAATGTGCGGGTCGTTCTCGGTGAACAACCATTCGCATACCAAATCATTCTCGTCCATCTCCGCCACGCAATCACCTGTGATTTCAAGGTGTGGCTCTCGCGCTAAGGCGACTCCCCTACGGTCAAATGAAAATAGTCTCCCCGCCTTCCGGTGCGCATAGTAGCGACTTGGTTTGACGACCTCGTAATGTGTTTGTTTGAAAGGTAAAGACCAATAACGCCACCTTGAGTAGCGCGGTGCAATGAATGGGTATGATGGTTGTATTGTGTGTTCGGTGGGGAGTGTTCCACTCAACGCTTTCAATACAGCCTGTGATGGAGGCATGATTGTTCTCGCCTCTTGTAATCGTTCAACGGAGTATGGCGTAATGCTACTTACGCCCCCCATCAACTTACGATAATTGATGAGTGTCCTACCATAGCAGAAGCCCCAAAAGACTCGCGCGGCAATCACACTCATGGAGTTGGATAGTAATTCAATGTGAAGTGTTTCGCCTTCAATGATTTTTGTTTTTAGTTCACGCGCCTCCCTCAATGAGAGTGAGCGTTCAACTTCGGATGGTGATTCGTCCGCAAGGATGAGGGGTAGTTCCCTTTCGTGTCCTAACGATTCGTATTCTTCGGGAAACAAACCATACGATTCGGATATGAGATTGATGATGTGGTTGTCTTTCACGGCATCTCTTGGGGTTGCGCAACACAAAGCGATTATGTCTTCAACCTGTTCTTTGTTTACTCGCAACAACACACCTATGATTGAGTGCATCTCTTTCTTGTTATCAGCAGTTTGAACCGCCGCAACGACGGATGCTAACTGCTCAAAGTCAATCATTCCTCTTCACCGAGCGTGGGTAGTTTCGTGACGAGCATACCGCGCATGTGTGGAGGGACATGTGATTCGCTTTCATCATCATCAACGAAGGTGTCACCCAAAAGGTTCACTCCCCCGTCAAGCATTTGCAGTAGGAACTCACGACTGTTTGCTAATTCAATAGCCTCTTCTCTTTCAACGACGCGCATCCCCTTCCATGTGAAGAATACATCATCACCTGCGACGAGGTGGTAATCCATAGGTGTCATCAAGACTTCGTGTTCGTCCCCATCCTCATTCGGGTGGGTAATGCGCACAACCCATTGGTCAACAATGATTGAGTTACCACTTTCGTCTTGAGACGGAACAGCGGTCATACTCCATTCGGCGTTGTCAAGGTCAAAGTTTACGAGAGGTATTCCCGATTCGGGTTCAACCCATTGTTGGGCGGCATTCTGCGCGGCCTCCATAGGGTCTTGAATGAGTTCTGCTTCTTTCGCATTGAAGTCAATAGGTATTGCGGCACACACTTTCGCTACCCGTTCAACAGCCATCGCTGATTCAGCAGGGTATTGTCGCAGGGTTAATTCAGTGTCGCCTGTCTTTTCAATAAGCGCACCACTAACACTCCATGTATCGCCAACAGCCATGCTGTTTGCGTGTTCCTTAGTCCAATCAATGTCTTCTTGTTGCGGTGTCCAATCGTCTATCATTTACTCATCTCCCTCAAAAAATTGTATTGAGTTACAGCATGATGCGGGATAGGCAATGTTCCCATCGTTAAGAACTAATGTGATTCGTGAACAGTTCACTTCTTCACCACATGAGCATATTGCGGGACATAGAGTTTCGCTTGCGGGTAAACATTCAAGCACTTCGGCTCGCGTCCCGTCGGGCTTCTCAAATGACATTTGCGTTGCTTGGATATGGTCGCCTTTGAACGGTCTTCGCACAATCCCATCATCGCTTATGTCTTCATTAGTAATCAAGTAGGTGTTCCTTAAACGCTCTTCCATGTTCACCCGATAGGGCGGGAGGCTTTTACTCTTGCTCTATGAATGCAGGGAGTAGTAAGAATGTCTTGTCGCTAAAGTCGCATACGATTTCGGTCTTGACAAAGAAGCCGTAGCGCGCTGTGCGATAGATGAGCATGTCAACAAACGCGTCGGGATGACCACCACACGGACAGTCTTTGTATGGTAGGATGATAACATCAAGTGGTTCTTGCGCGGGCATCATTCCTTATCCCTCCCCAACACGATTGCGCGACTCATAGTTTTGTCACCAAGCACCCAACGGAGTGAATAGCACACACCTTGCAGACCTTTGTAATCCCGCATGCGCTGTGCTTTTTCTCTCATAGGGGTATGCTTGTTATTGATAGCGAGTCTGTGTTTGTTCATCTCCGCTTCTGCTTCATCAAGCATCACTTCAATTCCCTCCCATGTTTGGTTGTAAGCGAAGTTGCGCGTCATTCCTCTTCCTCCTTTCCACAATCGTTGCATACCGCGCCTGTCATAGTGTCGCTGTAATTGAGGTGGTCGCATTCTTCTTGCTTACAATGTGGGTATTTCTTTGTGTTGTAAGGCACACCATACTTCTCAATCTGTCCTTTGTAAATGTGGTTGAAATCATTCAAGGCTAAGATAAATGCGTTTTCCATAATGACGAATGGTTCAACATTCACTACATGTTGAGGGTGTTCCATGTTGCGCTTCAACACTTCTCTTCTCATCTCAAGCATATGTAACATGTCTTTGCGTAGCCTTCCCGTAGCGGCGAAGCATAACTTCGTTATCGCCTCGTCGCTAAGTTTCTTCATTGGTTTCTGTATTCCGTTTCTGTCTGTTATTGTGTAGTCACCCATATTTATTCCTCCTCTTTTATCTCTTCTTTCTTTCCGCAACCTTTCATACCACACAGTCTAAAACCTGCGGGGCGTAAATTGTTGCATCCTTTCTTTTGACATAGTAGTGCGGTCAATCTCATATCATCACCATCTCGCCGTCTTTGAGTTTCTTCTTAAGTTCATTGACGATAGCGTTTCGTTCACCTGTTGAACCGTCAAGCGCGCTCTTCACAAGGTTAGCCTTCGCTTCAATCACTTCATCAAACATAGAATCAATGGTGTTCATTGCCGACAGTATAACTTGATTGCATGTTGCGCTCTCTTGAGTCATACGACGAACTCTTGCCGCCGCTTGTTGTTCCCACGCGGGGACCCACTCGCGCTCAACGAAGAGCGTTGTGTTGGCTCGGTCAAGGTTCACTCCCTCTTTCATAGCCATTGTTGAACAGATGAGAAAGTCAAGGTGGCCTTCTTGAAACATCTCAATGAATGTTTCTCGTTGCGTTTGATTGGTGTCCCCTGTGATAATACCAACCTTGTTCTTCGTAACCAATCTATCATACACTTCTCTTAGAACATCTTTGTGATGTGCAAAGATGACAAGAGGTTTGTTTGTTGATTCGTGGTATTCGCTCGCCCACTTGACAGCCGCCTCTATCTTAAGGCGACCTGCAATGTGTCGTAGTTCAGTCATCATGTTAAGAGTGAAGCCCGCGTCGCTTGAACCGAAGTTCACCTGTTGCTTCTGCCATTCCTCCATCCAAGAGTTGTGTTCAATCTTGTATGCTTTCTGCGCCTGTTCGGGTAATTCAATTTGAATCAATGACTGAACCATGCTCGGCATGTCTTTGCTGATGCGTGGGTCATCCATAGAGCGACGCAACATGAAGTCTCGTAGCAGATGATTGAGTGGTGGTGTCATGCCGTCTGCGCTGTGTTCAATGTTGCTTGCACCCGACATGTCCCAACCGAAGTCAGTCCGACGAGCGTTGCAGTAACGCTGTGCGAAAGTCCAATAGTTGCTGAACTGTGCGGGTAGCATCATGTTGAGTGATGTGAAGAACTCGTTTGGTCTGTTGAGAATTGGTGTTCCCGACATGGCTATGATTCCATCAACGCCTTGAGCGAGAGCGAGAGCCGCTTTGGTTCGCTCAGCCTTTTGATTCTTGATAGTGTGAACCTCGTCAAAGATGATACAGTCGTAGCCTTGAGCCATGAGTTGTTCCTTGCGCTTACTCAAAATGTCGTAGTTGATAATGTTGAAGCGGACTCCCTCAATATCTCCCGACCATCCATTGATGATGAAGAAGTTCTCATTGAGCCACTTGACAATCTCATTACCCCAATTGTATTTCACGATGGCGGGGCAGACAATCAGCACACGCTGATGACCTGCTAACTCCGCGCAACCAAGAGCCTGTAATGATTTACCAAGACCCATCTCATCTGCGATGAGGATTCGCTTTCGCCCACCTGTCATATACATGACGGGTGCGACTCGCTGATACTCTCGCATTCTATCATAGACGAACCCTTCGGGTAACTCAATCTCCGTATCAACTGCGCTTGACAACTCAACTCGTTGGATGGTTGCGTCTTGCGCTGTTGTTACTTGAGGACATTCTTCTATCGCATCAGCGAGTGGTGCGTAGTGAGGACGAACTGCCGCCGCTACTGCTACCGCTGTGTTGATAGGGATAGTCCATGACTTGTTCGTGCCGTTCCACTTCGCATTACCTGCCGCCGCTTGTTTCATTGATGAGTTAATGTCTTTGTAGTTAGACTGAAATCCCCATTGGAGAACCAACTTATCGGGATGAGCGAATACAGCAGACGCGTCGTTCTTAACGACGCAATCATCTGCGCTTAGTCCATCCACTTCAATGTCATGTTCTGCAAGGAAAGCGAGAGCCTTCTCAATAACAGCAGGGCGGTCTTGGATAGCCCACATTCCTTTCTCTCCATTCCATGTCATTTGCGGGAAAGGCATTGCACTCTTCATACCATCCTTCAAGTTGAAAGGTATTTTGTTAAGTGCGACGCGCGTTCCGTAGTTGTCTGTGTATCGTTCAAATGTTATGTTCATTCTTCATCACCTTCTGTGTCAGTTCGGCAACAGTCACAATAGAACTTAGAGCGAACGCGTTCCATAGTTTGTGGTTGTTGGTATTCGCTTTCGCAATCGTCACATAGTTTCCATTGTATTCCGTCTGCATCCGTATAACTACTCATTCTTCTCGCCCCCTGTAATTTCAAATGCGTATTCTGTGTAATGTTCTCCGACCTTGACCCGATACCAATGCACCGGACAATCCTTCAACCATTCATGAAACGCTTCGCTCATTTTACTTACAATCATTCCTCTTCGCCTCCGAGAAAGGATATTAGCGTCTGTGAGAAATCACCATTGACTGAAATCATGATAGCCAAATCTTCTAAGTTGTGAACACTTGTCTTACCTAAGTCAAGCCAACAAGGGCATTCACCACACCATAGTTTGACGGTGCGTAGCGATGTTAGGTCGCCTTCGGTTGAATACACTTTCCAATCGTGGCCTTCAACTTCGCATACCATGACTTGTTTCATGGTGTCAATGCGTAGTTCCATTTGGCGCGCATCGTTCATCTGTTCATTCAGTCTTTGTTTTATCAGTTCCATTTGTTTTTCTGTATTATTCATTTTGTATCACCTCTAAGGTAAAGTCGGGATTCCACCACGCGGGCGGAGTTCTGCCTCCGCCCCATTCGGCGAAGCGTTTTTTGTCAAGCATGTAAAATGCACGATAAGCGAGAACGGCGTTAGGCCATACTGTTTCATCGTTTAGTATTGGGTAAATGTGTTTGTTGATTGCGCGAGCAAAAGGCTCTTGCTCACCTTTAGGTAAGTAGTTAATCAAGCCGCACATCTGCTGAATAGGTTTCTTGCATGCATGTTGCTTTCGCTCGGTGCGTGTTGAGTATCGCTTCTCGTATTCGTAAGCAAGACCAAGACCATGCAAGCACAACCAACGAAAGTTGCCTTGATTGTTACCCGCCCAAATAGTTGAGGGGTGATTCGGATAACCACCCTTGTATGGCGTTCCCGCTTGAGTAAGCGGTAACTTACTTGTAGGGCAGTTGTGACGAATCAATGCAGACGATAACATCTGCGCGCTCTCTATTGTCATCTTACTCAAATGTTTGTCGCATAGACTCTTCGCGGCGATTACAGGGTTGTTGTGGACTCCAAATATATTCATTCAACTCGCCTCCATACATGGTGCGTCTTGCTGTTCTTGTTTGGTAGCATTTCAAAATACGGTGAACCTTTGAGTATCAATCCGAGTGATGTGGTGCTTGTTGGTATGTAGCATTGAGGCACACGACCCGACTTGCTTTGAACGGTGGTGGTTGTGTTGAGTAGGTATAGTATCTGCTTAGAGGGCATTGCCTCATCCACTTCAACTACCATGCGCGCATAGTTTACAACCTTCGCTGACTTCTTTGCTCGTTTGCTTTGGTGTTTCATAATCGCTTCACTCATTGTTTCAACTCCTGTGATGCTTTCCGTTCTGCTTCTTCGCGTTCATGAATATCCTTCTCCTTAGCCAATGCCTGTTCAAACCAATTATCCGATACGAGTCCTTTGTGTATCAGTTCATCGGGAACAGCAGGGCGCGTTTCTCCTTTGTAAGTCCACTCTTTGTGACCTGCTTTGTATGCTTCAAGCGTTATCCCTTTCTTCAAGGATTTAACAACATAGATGTATTCTTCTCCACAATCTCTTGTTCCCGCGGGGTATAGATAGATTCCACCTTCATGGTTTCCCTCAATCAAAG